ACTTGGCGACATAACTAGGTTGATTCTAGACTATTAGAATCCCGGCGGGTTCGGCGTAGTTACAGGCTGGAAACCATAGGGTTTGGTCGTAATGTCTGCCGAACGTTCTCGAATATTTCGCGTCCAAGCATCTTTGTTCTGGTAGTTACCAGTGGTCGTGTCGTAATCGCCATAAATGGCGGGCATGACCTGAAGAGGCACGTAAGGAGCGTAAATATGCGATGCCCAAAGCGGCGCAGGATTGCGCTGATAAAGAAGCGCATAGTTGTCAGGCATGAAGTCAGTACCCCAAATCTGCCAACGTCCTGCGTAAGTACCGTAATCAGTGATACCAACCGAAGCAAGGTTCATCTGGTTCGGCGCTTGCGCTTGGGTTGCGGTATTCATTTTCTGCAAGAAGCCAGCCATTGCATAACCGGCGATGATCGTGTCAGTCGGGCGACGATTTGCCCGCTGGTAGTTCACATCAGCGTCAATTAATGCGTTGAAAATGACCTGCTTGTAGTCCGTGATACCTAACGAAAGAGATGCACGAGTTGCAATGTTAACGACAGACGGAGGACCCGCCCAAGGCTGCACAAGCGATGCACCAGTCGCCGGGTTGTCAACTAAACCAGTTGCCGACCGGAAAATGTGCAGAATGTGACGCCCCATCAAGTTGCGAGCAAATTCTTCGGTAAAAGCACCGATTAATTCATTCTCAATGTCGAGTCCTAACTGTGCCCTTGCATCTTCCTGAGCTTCAAGCGTGAAGGTCGTACCCATCAACTGCTTGACAACCTGCAATTGGAACCTGTTTAACTGAAGCTTTCCTTTAGCGGGAACACCCAACTCAGGAGTAAGTAACCAGTTGTACTCAACCGACAGAATGTTAGTTGAGTCAGATTCACGCAGAAAGTCGAGCCAGAAAACGAATGCAGAAGGGCCGGGAAGCGGTTGAACAATCGAAAAGTCGCGCTGCATAAGTAATGCATATGCACGACGAACGATTGGCAGTGCGAATTTGGTCGGAAGGGCTTCATCCGAAGTTGCGGTGTCCTGAACCAGAGCGACCTGATTGTTAACAACCTCAAGACGACGACCCATCTGGAATTGTTGCTGGTTTTCCAGAATGAGAGCCATCTTGCGCTTGGAACCGACACTTAATTTCGGAAATTCAGCTTGCTCGTGAAATTCCTCAATTGACTTGTGCCGCTTCGGAAACTGAGTCTTGATACTCTTCGGAACATCCTCAAGATCAAGCCAGCCAGTTCGCGCCCATTTCTCGTAAATGGCCTCTTCTTGATAACGAACCCTTTCCTCTTGAGAAAGATTCGTCCAAACCTCAAGACCCTTACGCTGCTCGTCGGAAAGGTTAGAAAGCTGAACTCTCATTAATTAGGAACCTCAAGGGGACCAACGTGCTCACCCTTTAACTCTTCCTCTTCAGCCTCTAATTCCTCTTTTTGTGCATCACCCTTGCCGATTCCATCAGCACCACCGAACATATCGCGAAGTTTCTGCTCGGCAGTCTTTTCGATCTTCTTCTCGGCGGGTTTCTTAGTGGAAAGAGCTTCCATTAAGATTGGAAAAGTCTTAGCAGCAAACTCTTCCTTGGTTTTGCACTCTTTTGCCATCTCAAGAAGAATTGGACGAACCTCATCAGGCTTCGGATGCTTTGCGGCAATCTCATCCACAAACACATTCATCTCGTTCGTAGCAACTAACTGCTTTAAACGAGTGTTTTCCGCCACGAGATTCTTGTTCTTCTCGATTTCTTCATCAAGACGCTTAACGACAGGACGTTCGATCTCAGCGACAAGATCAGGCTGCGACGCCTTAATTGTCTCTAAGGTCAGTTTGTCTCCCAAATCTGTGTTGTCATCCTCCTTTTTATTTGTTATTTGCTTCACTTTCACATCTTCGGCAAGAATCTCAATCCCATAGGTTTTCATGGCAGGGGAATCCGGCGCGAAATCGATTCCACTAACACGAAGCCTTGTAGGACGGAGCATGGACTCACCATTGACTTCGACATTTTCCAT